TAATACTACTGGAAATTATAGTGTAACTGTTACAAATTCTTCAGGTTGTACTGCTAGCGCTTCAAAAACATTAACAGTGACTACTTGTACATTACAAGTCTCAATCTCAGGAGGTCCATTATGTGTCTCCCTTGGAGATTCGAACCAACCATCAACTATTTTAACTGCTAACCCAACAGGCGGAACATCATCATACACTTATCTATGGAGTGGTGGAGGGACAACACAAAGTAAAACAGTTACATCGGAAGGAACATATACAGTTACTGTGACCTCTGGAAGTTGTAGTACAACACAATCTAAAGTGGTTACTACTTCAAGTAAGCCTCTCTATTCTATAACTAATTCAATTAATAGAAATTTAGGACCTGAAGTTTTTGTTTGTAAAAATTCTCCATTTACATTTACGGTTTCCGTTGCGGCAAACACAACGGTGACATGGAGTCCCGCAACAATGTTATCAACAACATCGGGAAGCAATGTTACAGTTGATTGTAGTATTTCCGGCCCAACTCCTTATACAATAACGATAAATTCATTAACAACTGGCTGTACATCAATTGATCAAAGAACTGTAAATGTTATTGATTTACCAAATTCAACAATAAGTGGCCCTAATACTGTACCAGCAACATTAAGTGTTCCATCTGTGGCCGGACAAACTTATCTTTGGAGCACGGGTGCTACTACATCATCAATAAATGTAACTCAATCTGGTACGTATTTTGTAACTGTAACTAAAAATAGAAATAGCACTTTTTACCCTAATGATGTTTGTACATCAGTTGGGTCTAAAACCGTAAGTGGAACAGGTTGTTCTCTTTCGGCAATTCTTTCAGGAAATAATACTATATGTAGTGGAACTACTACGACATTTACCGCAACACCATCTGGTGGTTCATCACCTTATACTTACTCTTGGAGTAGTGGTCAAACTACTCAAAATGTAACATTAACTACTTCAGGAACTTATACTGTTACAGTAACAGATAATACGGGATGTACAACATCACAATCTAGAATTCTAACAGTGAATACAAATCCTACAGTAACAATAACAGGTAATAATTCTATTTGTTTAGGTAATTCTACAACTTTGACGGCTGGCGGCGCCGCAAGTTATTCATGGAACACCGGATCGGTATCACCATCAATAAATGTATCGCCGTCTGTAAATACAACATATATTGTTACAGGAATAAATGCGACTGGTTGCTCAGGAACAGCATCTAGAGTAGTAACAATACTACCAAGTGTAAATCCAACAATAACCGGTTCTGATAATATTTGTTCGGGGAATTCAACAACCTATACAGCATCAACTGGCGCTAGTTTTTTATGGAGTACAGGAGCAACTACTTCACAAATAATCGTTTCTTCCGCTAATACCTATTCTGTAACCGTAACATCATCTAATGGTTGTGTCGGGACAACATCTAAAACACTGACAGTTAATCAAAATCCAACCGCAACAATAACAGGTAATAATACTTTTTGTTCAGGTTCAAGTACAACTTTATCATCCGTTTCTTCTATTGCTGGTTCAGGAAGTATAACAGGTAGACAATGGAGATTAAATGGAACAAATATAACGGGAGCGACTAATACAACTTACTCCGCAAATTCTGCTGGAACATACACAGTTGTTATAACTAACTCAAATGGATGTTCAACAATTAGCCCAAGTTTTTCTGTTACGTCAATCTCCGGAATTTCAGTTAGTATAAGTGGAAATAATTCAATATGTCCAGAATCGCAAACAACATTCACAGCAAGTCCATCAGGAAATACATATCTGTGGAGTAATTCATCAACTACACAAAGCATTACAATTAGTTCTGCCGGAACTTACAATGTAACGGTAACTGATGTTAATGGTTGTTCAGGAACTGCAACAAGGAATTTAACGGTAATTACAAATCCTACAATAACAATAACAGGTAATAATTCTATTTGTTTAGGTAATTCTACAACTCTAACCGCTAATGGTGCAACATCTTATGTATGGAATACTAACGCAACAACCGCATCTATAACAGTTTCCCCAACAGTAAACACCACTTATACTGTGACAGGAACTTTTTCATCCGGATGTACCGCATCAACTTCTTTAGGAGTTACTGTTAACTCTAATCCAACAGTCAATATAGGCGGTTCTAATTCAATTTGTCAAGGAGGTTCTGTTGTATTGACAGCTAGCGGAGCAACAACCTATCTATGGAATAATGGTTTAACAACAACATCTATAACAGTTTCTCCAACAGTAAACACCACTTATACTGTGACAGGAACAAATGCAACGGGTTGCTCAGGAACTGCATCTAAAATTGTCACAGTAAACGCAAATCCAACACCTAACGCAACAAATAACGGGCCTCTTTGTGTTGGTAGTACATTAAATATAAATTGTGATCCAAGTTTTACAACATATTCATGGACAGGCCCTAATGGTTTTACTTCATCAACTAAAAATAATTCTATCCCTAATGCTCAAGTAATCAATTCGGGTACTTATAATCTTACAGTTACAAATTCTAATGGTTGTACTGGTACATCAAATACTAATGTCCAAATATCAACTAATGTTACTAATTTAAGTATAACATCTAATTCCCCTATTTGTATAGGATCGAATATTCAAATAAGTGTTACAGGAGCTAATACGTATTCATGGACAGGACCTAATGGTTTTACTAGTATAGATTCTATATTAACAATAAATAATGTAAATTATTCTGATACAGGTTATTATGTCGTAAATGGAACATCTAGTTGCGGATTAGACAAAGATTCAGTAAATATTACAACTCTACCAATAACATTGGAAACTTATGATGTTACAGATTGTAGATCTTCTGAAAGCGCTAGTTTTCCTACGTTAAATGTTGTCTCATACAGTTGGTCACCATCTACAAATGTGTCACCATCAAGTGGGGTAATATCTCAGGGAGAGCCAATAATTTCTACTTACTCATTAATAACAACAAAAAGAACCTATATTTTAACTGTTACTACCGATAATGGATGTACTGTTACGGATACAATATTTACGCAAAGAATTATAGTACCGGCAAATGCGGTGGCGAACACAACAAAAACAACCGCAAATTTAAACTGGACAAGTGCGGGTGACTCCGAACTATATCAATTAAGATATAAAAAATTAGGAACTAATGATTGGATTTTTACAAGTTCAACAATTAACTCAAAACAATTGACAAATTTATTGAGTAATACGACTTATGTTTGGCAAGTTAGAGCAAAATGTAATCAAACAGGAAGTACAATATGGTCTAACTTTTCTAAAGAATTTTTATTTACAACAAAAACAAACTAAAGTTATTCTGCAAGTTTTTTGTTTGAGAATTCTTTAATACCCGTAACCTCAAAAATAATTTCTTTTTCAATATATTTTGGAAAAAATATTATATCGTTAATATCATTTAATTCTACTTCTAATATGATAATATTCATATTTTCGTATTTGTCTATTTCAAATTTTCTTTTTTTATATTTTATAACTGTTCTTGTTTTTTCAATGTATAAAGAATTTGTTAAATTAATTTCGTTAAATTCTTGTTCAGTAAGTGTGGTTTCTTCTTCCCTATTAATTCCTTTAGAGAGATTTGTTTTTTTGGTTTTTAATATTTTAGTTTCATTAATTGGAACTTCTGTTTGATGTCTATATCTAAACCCATCTGAATGATACCATTGTTTTATTTTGAATACATTATCGATTTTTTCTAATCTAGGAAATCTTTTTAACAAAAATTTTCTTTCTATTTCATTAAATATTTTCATATTTTTAAAACATTAATAATTATAATTAAATTCAAAAAGAATATCAATTTAATGAAAGAAAAACTATTAAAGTTAATAGAAAAACACGGAATAATTAAAGTATCGGAATTAATTGGAATTTCTGTTTATCAAATTTTAAAAATTTCTGACAGTTCATTTGTACCTGATTATGATATTATTAATGAAATTTTATATGACATGAACAAAATAAATAAAATAGATTTCCAATTTAAAGAATTTAATGTATATTATTGTGATGGTTTTATTTGTTGGGATGGAAGTTTAAAAAACATTGATGATGATCACATATTTAATATTCATGCTTACGTTACACCTTATTACGAAACAGATCAATTACAAACACCGATTCAGATAGATTATTATGAAATATTGGATTTGGAAAAGCATCAAATTATAAGTGACGAGATTGAAATTTTGAGTGACATTGACTGTCCCCGTTTTTTTGATAATGTTGACTCTTTTGAAAATTGGTTTTATAAAATTTATACTGTAGATACAAGAGCGGAGTTAATTAGATTAGTCAGACGTAATAGAGATTATTTGTTTCCTGATTTAACGTAATTTTGGAGTTATTCTTTGACTTGAATTTGGTTTTGATAGAGTTTGATTTGGTTTTTGTATAACTCTATTTTGGATATTTGGTCTTGAATTGAAATTACTTTCGTAATTTTTTTGTTTAAAATAACTATTTTGTGCTTTAGGTATTGTCTTTAATCCAAATCTTTCATTAATATTTGAATAATTAAATTTTGATGTGTTTGTATTAATTGGACTATTATTTCCTCGATGACCGTAATAAGTGTTTGAATTACTTAAATTGTCAGGCGTATTCCATCCCCAATTATTATTCCATCCCCAATTATTATTCCATCCGGTATAACACCAATTATTCCATCCCCAATTATTATTCCATCCGGTATAACACCAATTATTCCATCCCCAATAAGGGTTGTAAATGTAATTCCAACCTCTATCATATCGATAAAAAAAATTTACATAATAGTCATTTGGCCAAAATAATCCACGATAACGATAATAATCATTAAAATAACTCAATCCAAAATACGGTTGATAGAATCTACGTAGACTTTGTGTATAACAATATTCATCAAAATTGTCACTATATCTGATTTCATTATTATCTAATAATGTGTTATTTTCAATTGGGGTTGAATAATAAAGATCATCATTTACGTTGTACACATATTTTGTTGTTGTACATGATGCTAAGGTTAAGGTAAAAATTAATAAAAAAAAATTCTTCATAATTATAAATATCTTTTTTTTAGAAGTGCGCCCACCAGGGCTCCAACCTGGAACTTTCACTTTAGAAGAGTGATACTCTGTGCAGTTGAGTTATGAGCGCATTATTTAACGGTTTTTTTGTAGTATTTCCAAAGTTTTTTGTATAATGCGAATGAAATATAATCCGCCTCAATTTCAAATGGGTGTTTATTGTAACCATGTTTATTGAGTAATGAATTATATTTTGTTTTTATTGGTTGCATTGAATGTACATACTCATGGATAAATGTAAGTAAAAATGTTTTAACATCCTTAACAACGTTCTTGTAAATAAATATTTTATTATCATTTGGATCATATTGACCTAAACAAATATTTTCACTATTTTTTACTATACGTGATTTAACTATATGAAATTTTATGTCGTTAGAATGTCTTCGATTAATTCCCAACTCTTCTTTACAAAACTCCAAAGAAATACCACCCAACCTACGAAGGGTAAAATTATCTAATTGGTCTAACCTTGTCGTTAATTTCATAATGTAAATATAATAAAAAAAAATGACTTTTAAAATCTTTTTTACTATAGAAATTAAGAAAATATTTTTTTTTATGGAAAATTTTTTGTATTTTTGTAAAAAATTTAGATTATGGACATAATAAGAGATTTTGGGAGTTTTATTGGGTCAATATTAAAAAGTTTTGTTTGGCTCACTATTTTCATTATTTGTTTTACAATTTATTTGGTTTTATCAAATTTTTTGGAAATGGTTATTTTTGGCTCAACTTGTATGGCGTTTTATTTGGTATATAAGGGATCAAATATTTATTTTGATTATTTAAAGAAAAAACACGACATTTAAAAAAATAAAATATTTATAATTAATGCGGGTACTAATATCAAAAAAACAGTATAATAGTGTTATATTGTCTGAGGGAGAAATTAAATTAACGGTTAATTACGAGTCTTTCAATCCTGATGAAAAATTTCAAAAAACTTACGTTTATATAAATGGATTGTCTCAAAATGACAAGGAAAGTTTAATAAATTTAAAAGAAAAATCAGGTCAAGACGATATGATTTTATTAAATAACATTTTAACCAAGGAATCAATTACAATATCCATAAATGATATTTTATTTACTAAGAATAAAATTCCTTATATTAAAAAATCTAAATATGATGAATTATTACCAATTTTAAAAAAATCTGAGGTTAAATTAGATCCTTATTTTTTAAAAAAAATGGAATCTGGTTTTCCAAAATTTATAACTAATTTATTGTATAAACTTTATCCTGATAATATAGGTAGAAATGAATTTTTAAATCAAGATGGAGTATGTGAAAGTGATTTTGGTCTTATTAATATTGATGGTACAAATCTACCTAACCAAAAATGGTCAATTTTGAATTTTTTTGATACTAATCCTATGGTAATTACTCAATTGATAAAATGGTATTATAATTCGAGTCCTGATAAAATATCAATTGAAAATTTTGAAAAATGGATTACTGATAATAAAGAAGAATTATTTTTAATGGGAGATAAATTAAAGGTATTAATAGATAAAAATATGACTTCATATTTAAGTGGGGTAAAAACAGAAAATGTGGCTATAAAAAATTTATCTAAAAAATTTAATATTTCAATTGATAATTTTAAACAATATTGTGCCGGTTCTTATTATGATAGAAAAGGTGGGAGAGACATAGAAATTATTAATAACAAAGATATAAGTAAATTCGGTCAAATCAAACCTCTTTCTAGTTTTAATAAAATTGATAATATCTACGAAGTCAAAACATATCAAATGAAAAATTATAAAAAACAGACAGGTTTGGATTATATTATCTTTTCCAATCCACACACTGTATTAGTATTTAAAAATGAAGGGTATGAAATTAAAAATAACGGTAACACGGTTCTTTTTAAAGTAGATAGTTTAGTTAATGAACTTTGATGTGACAAAAAAAATTATATGTTCCAATAACGAATGTTCATTAAAATCATTTTGTTATAACTACTCTAAAGACAAATTAAAAGAAAATTGGAAACCTAACTTAGAAAAAAAAAATAATTTAGTTTATTGCTCAAATTTTTTTTCTATTACGGGTAAAAAAATATTAAACTAATATTTATCATTCAGAATCTCAATCATCTTTAGTGGTTGGGTAGTTAACTGATATGCATACAATGAATGAATTTATATTATCTAATCTAAAAAAATCTTTAAAAAGTTTATCATTTTTACTGCAGGATTTTGGTTTTTCACAAAATCCTCCTAAATTAAGTATTGGTGATGTTGATACCGGATTTGATAATAAATTAGTAATGTTAATAATTGACCTTGACTATACAACTGGTTATTTGGATGATCCCATGATTGAAACTGTTATGAAAGAAATTAATGAGTTGGTTCGTAACTTAACAAAAATTATGCCCAGTATTAGTTTTACTAAAACAGGAACTTTAGCCAAATACTCTGAAACAGACGTTATAGTATATGGAGGTATTTTGACTAACGACATAATATTTAGTAATAAAAATGAGTCAATACACTACTCATTATCAATAATCTTTAGTTAAAATCGATATGAAACTTACAAAAAAAATAGAAGTATCTGAAGAGTTAAAATTTCATTTAGAAAATGGGATACCACTTTGTGAAAATATTTTTAGAATTTATTCTGAAAAATATTTTAATTTAATTAATGAAGTTAGGGAATTATATAACCAAAATTTTATTATGTTATCAGATGATGATTATTGGATGGTTGAAAGTGATTTAGGAAAACAAGTACAACTTAGTAATGGTGATGTCGTTTGGTTAGATGCCCCAATTTATGAAGATAGTTTAGAAGATATATTAACGGAGGCTAAACATAGAGGTCGTAATGTTAAATTAAATAAACCTTTTAGAACGCCTGGCGGGCCTAAAAAGTTTGCAGTATATGTTAAAACCCCAAAAGGTACAATAAAAAAAGTAACATTTGGTGATCCTAATTTAAAAATAAAAAATTATAGTAAATCAAGAGCCAAATCATTTAGGGCTCGTCACAAATGCGATCAAAAGAAAGACAGAACAACTGCCGGATATTGGAGTTGTAATGTTAGTAGATATGGTAAGTCTTTAGGGTTAAAATCTTCAAGAACTTGGTAACATGGATTTACCTTTTAAAGAAGAATCAATTGGGAGTAACAAAATAAGAACTTTTTCCAAAAATGTTAATTCTGAAGAATTAAAATGGCATTTTGATGACGAGGATAGATTAGTCGAAATTGTTAAATCAGATGGATGGATGTTTCAAATGGATAATAAATTACCTGTAATTTTAATAGAAAGTGAAAAATTTTTTATTCCAAAAAATACTTACCATAGAATAATTAAAGGTAATGGTGATTTAATAGTTAATATCACTAAGTTTTGAAAAGACTGTTTTTTTTATTTTTTTAGATATTTATAATTTGTAAGTTCTTTTGAACTAACATTAAATTTAAAAAATAAAAAAAAATGAAAAAAACAATTTTATTTAACGTTTTAACATTAGCGGCAATGTTACTGACCGCGTATTCAACTATGGTTGATGGAACTACTTTAGCAATCTTTGGTAGTATTTCAGCCCTTATTACCTTACTTTTAAATTCTCAATTTCCAAGTGGTACTTGGATTGGATCAGAATGGAAGTTTTCCCAATATGCGGTTTCAATATCACAAGTTATTCTTAGCTGGTTAGCTGTGAGTTCAACTGTAGAATTGATTCCTGTTGATATTGTTAACTTTATCACTATAGGTGCTACAGTTGCAATTCAATTTTTTGGTAGAGCATACAAAGAAGTAAAATAATTAAAAAAAGTAATAATTAGATAGTACAGAGTATTATAGACATGTTGAGCACAGAAATATTTGTGGCTTTTATAACAGGTGTTATAGGCCCTATTTTAGTAATTTTTATAAATAAAAAAATTGGCGGTAATAAGTCAAACCCTGATTTAGTTAATGAAGCTATTAAATCTAGTGAAATAGTTAGATTAAAATTAGAAAACATTATGAAGGAATTTTTACCTGATAGGATTTGGGTAACTCAATTTCATAATGGAGGAAATTTTTATCCTAGTGGTAAATCAATGACAAAATTTAGTTTAAATTACGAAGTAGTAAATTCAGGTATAGAATCTGTTCAACAAAAATTTCAAAATGTTCCTGTAAGTTTATTTAGTAGAGGAATGAATTATTTGTTTGAAAATAGTATGATTTTAATACCAGATTGTAAATCCGAAGAAGCGGACACATTTGGTCTTCGTTATTTTATAGACGAAGGTGGATTAAAATCTTGCTATTTAGTTGGAATAAAAAGTATTGATGGTAAATTCATCGGTGTATTGGGTTTAGATTATGTTAAAAGAAAAACTAAACTAACAGATGAAGATATGAATCATATACTAAATTATGCGTCTTTAATTTCAGGAAATTTAATTAGTAGAATGTAAATTTTAAACTAATGAAAACAAAAAACCCCTCCTTAAAGAGGGGTTTTGTTTTTTTAGGTTTCTTTGTAATGTAAGATCGCCTTGTCTATTCGTTTATCAGTATAACTAACTGAGTCTTCGAATGATTTTCTGATCTCTTGATATATCTTGTTTTCTCTTTCATCGAGATTATGATAAACATTACTTATTCTATCATCATTATCTTTTCTCACATCATCCAAATAACGATTCGATCTATCAAAATCCCATCTGTATGCATCTTTAAATGAAGACAACTCTCTTTGAATTTTAGAAACCTTAATCATACCCACAATCATTGACCCCATTAATATGAGAGCGAAAACTGTAAGAACACCTAAAGCAAAATAAAATAGTTCCATCTTGTTTTTAATTTAAAAAAGTTTATGCTAAAAGCAAAAAAAAAGAGAAACCTAAAACGCGTCGGTTTCTCCTTTTTTGTTTTTTCCAAGGAATTTAAACCTTCCATAGTATTTGTGAGTTAAATATGGAACTCATAACGTTGAGCGGGACTAGTATTACGAATGTGTTTTTAATCGTTTCTTTTTATGTGACTCTAGAAAACTTTGTGGTTATAACATTTTCCACAACTAAAAAAAATGAGTCTCTATGTTTTTTTAAAGATTTATTTTTAAACTCCTAATCTTTGGTTATAACTAGAAAAACCTTTTTAAAGAGTCACGTTGCGGAAACAGGATTCGAACCTGTGATTCTAAGTTTATGAGACTTAGCGGATGACCACTTCCATATTCCGCGGTTACCATTATTTGGCTGAGAATACACCTTATTTTGAGAACCTTTAGTAAGATTATTGTTTCCTTACTTTTCCACTTTCTTTTGGAAAGTATTTCTCAGTGACGGTTGTTTGGGTGAACCACTCCTCGAGACAACGATTACTCTCTTTTTACTCAACTCTATTTGAAGATGCCTCTCCAATTCATTCTTGCGGAATTATAGGTCTTTCGTAAGAATATACTAAGACTTGGGGTCTTGGTATGCAATGAACGGAACATTACTAAGTAGTCACCTTTCATCGTTATCTGATAGACACTTTTCCTTTTTATCAATTTTGAATTAATAATTAGTAAGTGTTGTGGATAGGTCGAAGTAGTGGTCTACCTTATAGATCGGTTATCTTTTGAACAACCGAATACTAAACTACTCCGTGAAATGTCCCCATTTCCATTTTTCAAGTTTGCTTCATATCACAACATTGGTATGTCGTTGATAGGGACAGTAGCGACACCACTCGTTCTCTGTCTTACCTTTCGGTTTTAAGTAAACTATCTAATTGGAAACCGTAATCATGTGATTGGATAACCACACTTTTTACAAGAGTCCTATGGGTTATTCTTATTGTTCTTCCGAACTCATTCAAACAATCCACATTGCTTGAACACCTAACCACTTTCCCTAAAGCGTTGCCCTCAGTACTAAAGGTTAGATGATATCCCACTTGTATACTCGAGCTCGGTTTCCCAAGCCGCAGAATCACTAACACGTTGTGACCCCACTTTATCCTACTTTCGTAGTTTATTTAACGACCATATACGGCCAATATCTTTATCGAATTCGTCACTCCTAAGAGTTACACCATTCGAATGGATATCAAAATTATTTCAAAGAACAGAGTTGAATTAGGTTGGGGTTTCCTTTTTGGGGTTACCCCAACCTTTCAATCTCTTTTTTGGCCGGTTCGGACTTTTACCGAAGTTAAGGAAGTTTACGTTTCCTTTTACAACCTTACGTTAGGCTTATACTTCTTGTATCCCGACCATTTCTTCAGAACGTGCTACTGATTCGCCAAAATTGTGATTCACATCACTATTTTATCAGGTTCACACTAGACCTCTTTTCCGAAGTGTTCTACAAAATTAAGATAAGTTTTTTAACTTGTCAAATTTTTTGAGAACTTTTTTTTACATTTCGTAATCCTGTCTTTTTTCTTGATTTATTATAGAAAATATATACAAGGATATTTCTGTAAAAAGTTATACAAATATAATAACAATTTTTATATTGTCAAGACTTTTTATAAACTTTTTTTTGGTTTTATATCTGTTGCGGTTGTATGTTTCACCAACACTTTAAATGCGAAGAGCTTTTACACCTGTGAGTGCGGTTCAAAAGAACCTCATGCGGAAACCGTAGTCACTTTCCTCACATACAACAGTAGCCCTACGGACCTAGACTGTTTCAAAACCAACTTTTTTCAAAGAACGTATCGGATAATCCCGAAATGTTTAACAATATTACAAACTAAATCCCAAATAGTCAAATATCTTTTTAAAATATTTTTGATATTTACAAATAGTTAATCAAACCATATTTTTTAATTCAAATTAAACAAATAAAAAAACAAAAAAAACATGAAAAAAATTGTATTAATTACAACAACGATTTTGGGACTAACAATCGTTTCCTGCAATAAACCTGTTGAAACTGAAACAGAAAATTGTATTGACACACAAGAGTGTGTTATTGATACACAATGTGTAAAAAAGAATTGTGACACTACTGTTTGCAAGGATACTTTGAAAAAGTAAGAAACCATTAAACTCTTTCTCCTCCTTTTGTTTTTTTAAAGGGGGAGATAAGAGTAACATAAATTAATATTATATATGGAAGATGACCTTAGTACAAAAAATAAAAAATCTTTTTACCAAAAATTTGTCAGTAAAATTTTTAATGTTGGGGATGTTTTTCAACCCATTTGGTTTCGATATTGTTCAATATCAACTATTTTGTCTGACAGGAAGTTTGTGGAGGGCAAATTTTATTTTGTATTTTATATCGGCTTTGTTTTTTGGATTATCTTTTTTTTGGGAAAAATATTCTAAAAAATAATTAAAATTATTTTTTTTTCTTTTTCTTAATATTTATCTGTAAAGATTCTTTTTAAGAAAAATGAGTAAATTTATAGTAAAAGAAAGTGACTTAAGAAAAATAGTTAGAGAACAACTTAGAAAAAGGTTTAATCTATCTGAACAAGTCACAACTAAAACAGACAATAAAGAAATAAAACCAAGGTGTGTATCTGGTAATGTAATTCCGTTAAGTGATATTGTAGGTCACTCAAAAGATTTTTCTGACTATTCAAGGTCAATCAAAAAAAGAAGTGGAGGAATAAACGGAATGATTGATACTTTAGATATCTTAAAAACAATTAGACTTCATCCTGATATTCATGATGGTGGAGAACATTTATCCTATTCTTTAATGAACCATCTAAATAAATTTAGAAATAAGAATTATTTTGATGAAACAAATAATGGATGTATTAACGCCATGGATAAAGTTATTGAACTTTACAAAGAAAATGAACATGGTGAAGAGTTAGTTAAAGACATTGAAAAAGTTTTAAAACACCAAGATCCAACACCAAGAGCTAAAGAATATCTTAAAAGATGTTTAACATTAATTAAAGAAAAATAATCATTATGAAAAGTATAAAATGGTTAATTAAAGAAATTTTAGGTATGTATTCGAGTAAATCTACTTTTTTTTCAAAAAAGCGGGTTGAATCTGGCATATCTTTTATGATTGCCCAATTTGGTATGGTTTATTTCCTTATAATACACATTGACGGTCTTACTATGGGCGAACTATTATTATGGGCAACCACAGAATTTGCTGTCTCAGGATATATTCTTAACGAAATTCAGAAAGAAAAGAAATTAATTAATTTTATTTCGACTGAACAAAATGAAGATCCAAACCAAGGAGCATAAAAATCCCCCAACCATTCTAAAATAATTGGGGGATATTTTTAAAAATTACTGTTTAAATATATCCTCAAAATTTATGTTTTGATCTGTATTTCCAGGATTTGGATTTACATTTTCATATAGTTTTTGTGAAATTTTTTGGAATTTTTCGGTAATTTCTGTTAAAGATGATTTTACCCCTTCTACATCCTTTTTACTGTGTAATTCTTTTAAGGTTTGTAATGAAGTTTCAATTTCTGTTTTTTCTTCTTCAGTGATTTTATCTTTAATTTCACCTAAAGATTTTTCAGTTTGGAAAATAATATTATCCGCATTATTCAAAACATCAATATCTTCTTTTAATTTTCTGTCCGCTTCAGCATTTTCTTCCGCATCTTTTTTCATTTTTTCTATCTCCTCTTTTGACAAACCTGTAGAACTCTCAATTCTAATTTCTTGTTTTTTATTAGTACCTTTATCAATTGCTGATACGTTTATAATACCATTTGAATCAATATCAAACGTAACTTCAATTTGTGGTGTACCTCTCATTGCCATAGGGATACCATCTAAATGAAATCTACCAATAGTACGATTGTCTTTAGCCATTGAACGTTCACCTTGAAGTACGTGAATTTCCACTGATAGTTGATTATCGACCGCAGTTGAGAATATCTGTGATTTTTTAGTTGGAATTGTTGTATTTGAATCAATCAATTTAGTAAAAACCCCACCGACAGTTTCAATACCTAAAGAAAGAGGTGTAACATCTAATAATACGATATCGTTAATATCACCGGCCAATACTCCACCTTGAATGGCTGCGCCTAATGCAACTACTTCATCGGGATTAACTCCTTTAGAAGGTTCTTTACCGAAGAATTTTTTAACTTGTTCTTGTATTGCGGGAATACGAGTAGAACCTCCAACTAAGATAATTTCATCAATATCGGTAACTTTTAATTTAGCATTTTTAAGTGCTGATTTACATGGGTCTATGGTTCTTTTTATTAGACCATCCGATAATTGTTCAAATTTACTACGTGATAAATTTTTAACCATGTGTTTTGGCACACCGTCAATTGCCATTAAATAAGGTAAATTAATTTCTGTAGTTGGGGAAGATGATAATTCAATTTTAGCTTTTTCCGCGGCCTCTTTTAATCTTTGTAATGCCATAGGATCTTTTGATACATCTACATTATTTTCACTATTAAATTCTTTAACTAACCAATCTATAATTACTTGATCAAAATCATCACCACCAAGATGAGTATCTCCATCAGTAGATAAAACTTCAAATACTCCATTTTCTAATTCTAAGATAGAAACATCATGTGTACCTCCACCACAATCAAATACAACAATTTTCATACTTTTTTCTTGTTTATCAAGACCATAAGCTAATGCTGCTGCAGTTGGTTCATTGATAATTCTTACAACATTCAATCCTGCAATTTCCCCTGCTTCTTTGGTTGCTTGTCGTTGAGAGTCGTTGAAATAGGCGGGAACTGTTATTACCGCATCTTTAACATCTTCACCTAAATAATCTTCGGCAGTTTTTTTCATTTTTTGTAAAATAATTGCCGATATTTCTTGCGGAGAATATTTTTTATCCTCAATAAAAACTCTTGTACTATTTTTATCGCCTTTAACAATTTTATAAGGTACTTTAGAAATTTCTTTTTTAGATTCTTCAAAAGTATTACCCATAAATCTTTTTATGGAATATATTGTTTTTTCTGGATTAGTTACCGCTTGTCTTTTTGCAGGATCTCCCACTTTTTTTTCACCTTCCTTTAGAAAAGCAACAATTGATGGAGTTGTTCTTTTTCCTTCACTGTTTGTAATAACAATCGGACCGCCACTCTCCATTACGGCCACACATGAATTTGTAGTACCTAAATCTATACCTATAATTTTTCCCATTTTTTATTTATTTTTAATAGAGTTTATTTTGTTTCTAACTTCGATTGCTTCTTCAAAATTTTGTTCCTTTACTAAAGAATCAAGTTCTTTTTCTAATCGAGATAGTTCTTGTTTATTGTTTTTTAATGAATTGATTTTATCACGTAAAATTGCAGCAGTCTCAAAATCCTGTTTTTCTACAGCAATTTCTAATTTATTTTTTAGTTCAGATACATCATTAAATTTTGATTCATTATCTAGCATGTATTTAACTATTTTTATAGATCCATCACGCGAAGCGTAGGATTCTTTATCCCATAAACCTGAGTCCGTAGAGATTTTTTCTTTTTTAAAATCTCCAAAAAAATCATTACTACTTTTTGATTCGAATTCATTTAAAAAATCAAAAAGAATTTTGTAAAATAAGTGGTTTTGATTAAACATAACTTGTTATTTTTTTTTGTTTATTTTTTTGTTAAAACATATTAAAAAAAAACATGCCAATCAAATGTTTATGACAAATTTACCTAATTTTTTATTATTTATATGACATTTTGTCATATTACAAATATATAGTCAGAAAACTTGTCTTTTTGTTTGTTTTTGATATTTATTAAGAAATAAGAAAAATGAGATACCATTCAATTAAATTAACAAAAGAAGAACGTGAAAATATATTAGACCAACACAAAGAAATTTATGATGGTTACGTTACTCAATATATTTCCGATAATAAACAACCGCTATATATTCAAGATTTTGCAAACGATAAAGGGGGTATTACAGTTAATAATAAAGGTGATGTAAAAACATATACTAATATGAGTATAAACGAGGATGTTTATTCAGGGTCCGAATTTGAACCTGAAAATGTTCAATATGAAGAAGAATATAATGAACAATTAGATATGATTGGTGACGGCGAGGAAGACTTAGAACATGGCGTATTTGATGATGAAGAAAATGATGATTTTTTAAAAGATTATGAAGAAGACTGGGAAGGTAATCCATATGATTATATAAAACATGGTGGTTTTGATAATGATCCTGAATTTGAAGATCTTGAAAATTTGGAATTTGATGATGATATCGACATTGAAGATAATGATATTTTTTTAGAGGATATAAATAAAAAATTAAAAATGTTTAGACGTTTTAAACAATATTAAAATGCAAATTAAAGAAATTATTTCATTATATATAAATGATTCTTCGGGGATAATGGATGTTATTTTTAGAATTTATGGTGATGATGAAAACTTTGTTAGGATAGATGAAATTGAATTAGAAGAATCAAAAATATTTGGCTACAATTTTACAGAAAACATTATACAAAATTTAACAGAGGATGAGGAGGATAATATGGATATTTTTTTTGATACCGAAGAAGATTCTGATGACAACATAAATAAAACCATATCTTTTTTAGAGGAATATTATCTTCTTTATCCTGAAAGAGTACCATCAGTATCAGAATATTAAAATGAATCAATTAGACTACATTATTAATTTATTGGATAATTTTTTGGAAGCAAAAAATAATGATGTTGAAATTGGGGAACAAGAAGCTGGTGGAGGATCAACTGGAGGTGGTGGGAAAAAACCTCCGTATCCAACGGTTACAAAATGGGAAAGTGGTGTTGCAAGAACAGGTCCAGCAAACCAAATTGGATTAACTAAATGGAGGGATATTGTTAAAATAAACCGAGGAAAGGCTAACACATTATTGTAAATCGATATATTTATAATAAAAAATTTATGGAAAAAAAACTTATACATGAGGCTGAAGAACAACTTAAAAGAACTCTTTTAATGATGAAATATGATACTTCGAAAACTTTGAATGAGAATAAAGAAGTAATAAATGAAATTTTCCCAATAGCACTTCCGGCGGCTCCTTGGTTGTGGGCCGCTGGCACAGCAATTGTGGCTGGAATAGGTACTTGGATATATAATGTTCAGGGAGGCGGAGATTCTTTTACAAAGACAAAAACTTTTTTTGAAGGGTGCAATACGCATTTTAAGAACTTAAAACCAACAATTGATAAAAGTAAACATAAAGATGCTGCAAGTCAAATTTATAACGCGATTGAGGGTATGGGTACAAATGAAGATGCTATCAGAGAAGCTTTGATGAGTATGCCAACAGTTGCAGATTTGTGTCAAATGTATAAATTTTATCAACAAACTTATGGAGATTTATACGATGATTTAGATTCTGATATTGACGGAGAAGATTTCACACAATATGTTTGGTCTGCTATGGCAGGTCAAATAGCTGATGCACAAGAAAACTTGAAAGAAGAACAAAATAAGGTTGAAGATCCATGGAAAAATTATCCTTGCGTACCAAAACATCCTTACGCTAAAA